AGCTTCGTCAGGCGCTGGACAAGCGGCCTCGTCTTTAACTTTTCCCAGAATAGCGGCGCGTGCGCGGCGTAAATCGCGTTCTTTGACATTTATTGAAACAAAACATTCCTCTTCCGTGATTGCCGTGACAACAGAAACCTTAAAGTTTCCAGCATCTACTAAAGGCGCCAGCGCCTCCCGCAGCCGCGCGTTTTCTCTGAGCAGATAGTTAATCGCGTCGATTGCTTCCGCCTGCACAAAATTGCTCTCTGCCTCTACGTCAAGCAGCCGCAGGGTGCGTTCTATGTCAATCATCCTTCCCTTTCTCCCGACATCCCCGGCGTCGTTAGGCAGTAGGTCGCGAACATCGCACGCCAGCGCCTTCGCCAGCTTCCGGGCGGTCAATGCAGTAGGGAGCGTCTTACCGGCGCAATAGCTGGAGATGCGGTCTTTGCCCACGACAGCGCCATATCCACGGCTATCAACTCTGGTTTTACCCCAGACAGCCCTTGCGAGGTCCGACATGCTCATCTCTTTGTCAAGCAGCATCGCCGAAAGTCGCCGCCCAAAGTCTCGTCTTTCCTTATCCCCGGGCATATCTGTCCTCTCCTCCCTCCCGAACAGCGGCGGCGCAGCGTTTGGCCTCCATATCCTCGCGCGTATTATCACCCATATACCGCCTTTCGCAGATTTGAGCACATTGCTCCCGTATCACCGGCTCAGCGACTGCGAGTGCGGCGCGGGCTTCGGCTATAAATTTTGTCCAATTATCCGATCCTATACACATTGCTCGGGCCATCTTCTCGATCAGTTCTTCCGCCATCTCTAAAATCAGTTCTTCGCGTTCTTGCTCAATGCTGTTCTTGTAGTCGACAAGCATCTGTGCGAACATTTTGTCACTTGGCGCCGCTTTCTTTCCGCCGCGCTCAAGTAAATCAACAGACGCAACAAGGCTTGCCAATATATCAATCAGCGCCTTTCGCAGTCGCGCGTTTTCTTCGCGCAGGGCGTCACGCTCCAATTCAGCCGCTGTCCGCTCAAAGTCCAGCTTCGACATACGTTCGGTGACGGCGGCTAGTTCGGCGCGCAGCGCGATGTCCGCCTGCTCCCGTATCACCGGCTCAGCGACTGCGAGTGCGGCGCGGGCCATAACCAGCAGCTTCGAACACTGCATGTTCTCGACTTTGTACATCGCATTTATGATGTCTTTTAATAGTTCGTTGCGCCATTCAGTCATCGTCTTCTTCTTCCCAGTGTTTGTATCTACCGCTATTCCCCGTTCGGTCGCCCATCAGCGCCAGCACGATCCGCACGAAGCACATGACGAGCGTATAGACGCCGACTGCCATGAGGATAGTCTTCATCCCGCGCCACCTTTATTCGTAAACGTCAACACCGCCGCCCAGATGAGCGCGGTCAGGATAGCGATTATCCAGTAGAGCCATCTGAGCATACTTTGTCCCTCGCGTTTTCGAACAACTTGCGGACGTTTGCTTCTGACGTGCCGATGATCGCCGCGACTTCCTTGGTGCTTTTCGTCTTGCGCATCTCCCAGACCTGCTTCTCGCGGTCGGTCAGGATGAAGACGTTGTGTTGACCGGCTTTGCCGACGCCTTTGATGCTCATTTCTCCAGTCCTATCCCCAGCTTTTCTTTCGCCTGCGCCACCAGTTTGCTGGCGGCGTTCGGTGTGCAGTCCATTTTCGCCCCGATCTGGATCATGGTCATGCCACCAAGATGCAAATTCCACGCTTGCCTTTGACGCACGGACAGTTCATGACTTCGCAAATGCGGGCGCAGGTCGTAGCGCGCTGGCTGGAAGTCCGGCACGGGCTCGGGCTCAGGCTCTTTCAGCGGTGGCCACGGCTCGTAGTCCGGCTGGCGCTCCAGCCATTCTACCCGCGGTAACGACAGCAGCACACGGCGCCCGTCGCCGGGGCCGCAGGAGATGCCGCTACGGACATGAACATATTTGCTCACCTTGTTCACAGCCTGTCCTCGATCAGTTTTGCGTAGCCCTGAATGTCGTGCCAGTGGTCGGCGTGGTTCGGATTACCGGCCAGTATGCGCCCGATCTTGTGGGCGATCATGTCCAGCGACTCGCGCTGCATGGCGTTCAGATCCTTCCAGCCTGGCTGATTCTGGATCACCGTCTTCAGCATCTGCGTCGCGCGCGCATGGTCGGCAAAGTCGCCGTGCGTCGCGTTACGATCCTCAAGAGTTTGCTGCACAGACACGCTCGATCTCCTCCCGTTCCCGTTGCGCCCGCAGCGCGCACAGGCGCTGATGCAGGCGGATCATAAAGGTGCGTCGGCGGTCGCCGCGGCGCTCCTCCTCCAGCATCTGCCGGAGTTCCGTCTCCGACAGATCCATGATGATTTCATGCAGTTCTCGATAGTTCATCCAGCGCCACCTCTGCTAAAGATCTTTTATCCTTTAACGCTCTGACAATCTGTTCGTCAATAGTTTTCTCACAGATCAGATTGTAGACCCATACGTCGCGCGTCTGACCGGAGCGGTGCAGGCGGCCGATGGTCTGCTCGTAGAGTTCGAGCGACCACGGCAGGGACAGGAAGACAATCTTGTTGCCGCCGTGCTGAAGGTTCAGACCGTGACCGGCGCTCTTCGGGTGGAGTAGCAGCAGCTTGATCTTGCCGGCGTTCCAGTCGTCGATGGCGCCGTCGATCATCCGCGCTCTCGGGTAGCGGCGCTGGAGTTCGGCCAGCTCCTCCTTGTAGTTGTAGACGATGATGGTGTTGTCGTGCTGGTTCTCTTCAAGAATTTCGTCCAACAGGTCATATTTGTGCGTCGACAGCCACTCTGCGCCCGCCGGGCCGTAGACCCACCCGCCGGCCAGTTGCTGTAGCTTGGTCGTGACGGCCGCAGCGGTCGGCGCCGTAATCGTCTCGCCCAGCTCCAGCACAAAGTCCTTCTTCATGCGGTTGTAGGGCTCAAGATCCATCGCGCAGCGCATCTCGACCGTGTGCAGCTCGGGCAGCCGGTCCTTGTATTCGCCCGGATCAAGGACGAAGGTTGCCGGCTTGATCGTCTCCATGACGCGCTCCAGCGCGCCGGGCAACGGCTCCCACATCCCGAACTCGCGGTGAATGCAGCAGAAGTATTGTTGCATGAACGCGCCCTTTGACCGGCCCAGCAGCGCACGGTCAACGATCTTGCATTGGCCGAACACGTCCTCCAGTCCGTTCGACGTGAACGACCCGGTCAGGCCCCAGCGGATTTCGACACCCTCGATCAGCTTCTCCAGCTTCTTGAACCGAACGCCGGACGGGTTCTTCAGCCGCGTCAGCTCGTCGAAGACGACGCCGTCAAACGTCCCTTCGATTGATTCGACGTTCTCGAAGTTGGTGACGACGACCTGCGTGTCGGCCTTGAAGGCCGCGCGGCGTTGCTTTGGCGTGCCGACCGCGACGGACATGGTCAGCTTCGGAGCCCACTTCGGGCGCTCGACTGGCCAGACGGACTGCGCTACGCGCTTGGGGGCCAGCACCAGCCAGCGCCGGACCAGCCCTCGCTCTGTCATGTCCTGCATCGCTGTCAGCGTGATGGCTGTCTTGCCCGCGCCGACTGGCGCGAGGATCATCGCACGATCACGCTCAAACAGGAAATCGGCGGCTATTTCCTGGTAAGGTCGAAGGTTCATAGGCACGCCCTTATGAACGCTGCCGCGACTTGCGGGACGATCGCGTTACCGTAACCCCGCAAGCGTCCCACTCGGTTGGGAACCCCATCAACCAGCAGACGAACTCCGGATTTAACGCGCCTTTCTTTTCCGTCGGCTCCCCGTCGCCACTCCACGCCTCGCGACCAAGGAGAGAGTTCGTCGGCACATTCGGGCAGAAACTGCCGTCCTTCCCGTCCCGCGTCGTCGGCGTCGGCCATGTCGCCGCTGCCTGCGCCGGCAACGGCTGGCCGCCCGCTCCGAAGCTCATGTTCGGTCCACCCTTCTCCCCGTCCGATGCTCGCGGCGTCGACCATGTCGCCTTGTCGGTTATCCATACCGCATCGGCCAGCGCCGTTTGAACGCCACCCTCCTTCATCTGCTGCGGGTCTTTGCTGTTCTTCGTGTTTTTGTTGGCTTGTGGCGTCGGCCATGCCGACCCAGTAGAGCCGCTGCCGGATGTGCGGCGCGCCGACGCCCGCTGCGCACAAATCGGCTCCCGCCCCGGCATAGCCCACTCCTTCCAGGTCAGCGAACACTCCGGCGAGCCATTCACGCCCAGCGCGGCTCGCAACCTGTTCGCCAAAGACGATTGAAGGGCGGCGCTCGCGGATGAGCCGGTAGAACTCTGGCCAGAGGTGCCTTGGATCGTCTGTGCCGGCGCCTCTGCCGGCGACGCTGAATGGCTGACAGGGGCAGGAACCTGTCCAGACGGGCTCGTCATCTGGCCATCTTGCGAGCTGCAAGGCGTAGGCCCAGCCTCCGATTCCGGCGAAGAAATGACACTGGGCATAGTCTTTAAGATCCACTGGCTGAACATCGGCTATCGACCTTTCGTCTACATCCCCGTCAGGAATCAATTTTTCTTTGATCAGGTTGCGCAGCCATGCAGCGGCGAACGGATCTATTTCGTTGTAGTAAGTTCGCAGGCCCATCGGTCGACAGCTTCCTTAGAGTTGAGGCACGCATACTTCTGGTTGAGCGCCGCCATGTCCCGGGCGAACACTTTCTGGAGGGCGGACAGCCGCCCGGTTTCTGTTTTCATCTCGATGAACCATGTGCTACCGTCCGGCAGGCACACGATTCTGTCGCTGACCCCTCTGTTGCTTAAGCTGTTGAATTTGAACGCCTTGCCCCCAAGGGCCTCGACGGTTTTGACAAGGTAGGCTTCGTAATTTTTTTCCATAAATATGACTTGCATAACATTCATTGATGTGTCAAGGTCCGTTTCACAAGAAAGGTCAAGTAATGGCACACAGCACGATTGTCGGCGGCTCGTCCGCCAAGAGACTCATTGCCTGCCCCGGCAGCCGCCAGTTAATCGACAAGGTTCCCCCGCGGCCCGCAGGCCGTCATGCTGAAGAAGGCACGATGCTGCATGACGTGATGCACCGCGTGCTGTCCGGCGAACCGTTTCCTGAAGACCTGACAGACGAGCAGGAAGACAAGATCCGGTTCGCGCTCGCTGCGCTCGATGAAATCGACCCCAACAAGGAGATGGAGTTCGTTACCGAGACGCGCGTTCATTTTGGAGGTTTTCTTGCCGGAGTTTTTGGTAGTGCTGATCTCGCTGGGCGCATACGCAATCGCGCAATCATGCTGGATTGGAAGTTCGGCGACGGCGTTCAGGTCGAGGCCGAGGAAAACGAACAGGGCATGTTCTACACCGCAGCCGGTATGCGCACGCCCGAGTTGCGCTGGGCCTTTGAGAACGTCACCGAAATAGAGATTATCATCGTCCAGCCGCCTTTTATCAGGCGCTGGGTGACGACGCCGGGGCGCATCAAGGCTTTTGAGCGGACGCTGGTCAATGCAGTCGAGCTTTCTTTCCGCCCCGACGCGCCGATCAACCACGGCTCGCATTGCCGGTTCTGCCCCGCCAAGCCGATCTGCCCGGCCCTGACCGGCGAGGTCGACCGCGCGCTGGCCGCCAAGGTCAAGGCGCTGGACACGCAGCAACTGGCCGACGCGCTGGCGATGGCCGACAAGCTGGAGGGCTGGATCAAGGACGTGCGGGCGCTGGCGCAGGATCTGCTGGACAAGGGCGCTCCGGTGCCGGGCTACAAGCTGGTGCCCAAGCGGCCGACGCGCCAGTGGGTCAACGAGCTGAAGGCGCTGGAGGCGCTGGAGGGTCTGGTCCCGTCGGAAGAGTTGATCGAGATGCGCTCGCCCGCGCAGGTCGAGAAGGTGCTGAAGAAGCACAAGGTAACAATGCCAGAAGGACTGATCGTCGCGGTCTCGTCCGGTAACACGCTGGCTCCTGAATCAGACCCGCGTCCTGCGGTTCTGACCATAGGCAACGACATCCGTCGTGCCTTCTCTAAACTTGAGGTGAAGTAATGGCTATCGGTGAAAAGCCCCTGTCATATGGGGAAAAACAGTATCTGTCGTTGATAACATTTGGTAGCGCTAAACTTCCCGCCGCTACAGATCTTGCGGCTGCCCTGCGCAACAACACGCAGGCGGTCGCGGGCGCTGACGGTCAGGTCATCATCAAGATGGACAAGACCGGCCACTGGGTCTACGGCGCCGATCAGACAGAAATCGACAAGGACGGTCTGTGGGCGGTCAACCCGTTCTCGTTTACGCATGGCTATATCGCATGGGGCGAGGGCGAGGTGCTGTCCGAGAAGATGGTGCCGATCACCGAGCCGCTGCCGGAGCTGGAGCCTGCGCCCCCGCAGGCCAAGCGCGGGTGGGAGTCTCAGGTCGGCATGAGCGTGCAGTGTGTCGACGGCGACGACAAGGGCGTCGAGGCGCGCTACTCCGTCACGTCGGTCGGCGGCAAGAAGGCCATGCACGCCCTCGCCATGCTGGTCGCGGAGCAGATCGAGAAAGATCAGGCGCATCCGGTTGCGCTAGTGAAGTTGGCCAACGACCACTACCAGCACAAAAGCTACGGGCGCGTCTATACGCCCGTGTTCAACGTGCAGGACTGGATCTCTCTGGAGGGCGAAGGTAATGCGTCCCCGTCGGAGGGCGAGCCCGTCCGTCGTCGTCGTGGCTAAACAGGTGGGGGCTTCGGCCCCCATCTTCTTCTTGGGAGGAAGGGATGAGAGCTTCACTCAAATCATTGCTTATAGACGTCTGCAAGACGCGCTGCGTGCCGCTGGAGGACGTGGTTGGGCGCGCCGGCGAACGTCTGATCGTCGAGGCGCGTCGGGAGTTCGTGAAACGCGCGCGCCGTGATCTGAAGATGTCCTACCCGGTCATTGGCCGCGCCATTAACCGCGACCACACGACCGCGCTGCATCTCTACCGGACAGAGCCGGTGTTGCTCAAGTCGCAGACAGGCGCTCTGTCACGCCGCGAGAAGGCTATACTCGCGCTCATGAATATGGGCTACGGTCGCGCGCGGATCGCGGCGTATCTGAACCTGCAAGAAAGCACAGTCGGGCGTTACATGCGCAGCATCAAGGCCAAGAGCCAATGACTGTCTGGGTTGATTTCGAAACAGCATCCGAGTGCGATCTGAAGACAGCCGGCGTCTATAACTATGCGAAGCATCCGTCAACGCGGGTGCTCTGCATGGCCTACGCTGTCGATGACGACGAGGTGCAGGTCTGGACGCCTGACCAGCCGTTTCCGCGGCGTATCCTGTCGCACCAGATTCGGGCGCACAACGCCGCCTTCGAGCGGCTGATCTTCTGGCATGTGCTGAACATGCCGTTCCTGAACAACTTCTACTGCACCGCCGCGCAGGCGCGTGCGAACTGTGCGCCGG